CCTGTGGTACTGGATTGTATCGTATCGACTAATGCTGAACCGTAAGCCATATATGCCTCTTATAAAATGACCCATCTTGAGCCGGAAGAGATTGTTACCGTAACACCTGAATTTACAGTAATTGGGCCTGCGCTAGAGGCACTATACCCTGAAGCTATCGTGTACGAAGTCGCTACGGTCTTATTATTTACTGTCAACCCATTATTTGAAATCATCGCCTGCGATTGTAACTCTCCTGTACTAGGTTTGTATAGTAGGTTAGCATTGCTGGTATATACCGTTGTGGCTGTTCCAGAAGTCGCGTTAGAAAAAAGTGGGTAGACTTGGGTTGCTGTGGCAGTGTCATTAGAAATTACCGATCCGCCTACCGGAAGCCAAGATGGCGTAACTCCGGAATACCCTTCAAACTGTTTATTATCCGAGTTGTACCGAATCATACCTACTGTAGGTGATCCGGGTCTTTGTGCTGTCGTTCCTGATTGAAGCTGTGTATACCCAGTACCAGAGAATGTAACATTACTAGAAGCACTAAGTGTAGTGAATGCTCCGGTATTGGCGGCTGTCGATCCTATGGCCGGTGGGCTTGCAAAGTAATTCGTGAAACCGGCACCAGAAACTGTAGAAGAGGCGCTCAGAGTTGTGAATGCCCCCGTACCTGCGGTAGTACCGCCAATATTGAAGTTGTTAATCGTACCGGTTGTTCCGGACGTTAGCGTTATGGTACCCGCGCCTGTAGTAGTGTATGACTGATTGTTTGTAGTGGTATTAAATGTAATAGCACCCGTAGCACCAAGCGTAGTAAACGCGCCTGTATTGGCGGCTGTCGATCCTATGGCCGGAGGGGAGGCTAGATATGTACTAAATCCTGTGCCGGAAACCGTAGAAGATGCCGATAAAGTTGTAAACGCACCTGTGCCAGCAGTGGTAGCACCGATATTAAAGTTGTTAATCGTTCCAGTTGTGCCAGAAGTTAGCGTTATAGTACCTGCACCAGTTGTGGTGTAAGATTGATTATTAGTCGTAGTGTTGTGCGTGATTGCGCCCGTAGCGGTTAGTGTAGTGAACGAGCCTGTGTTAGGAGCTGTACCACCAATAGCCGGAGGGGAAGCTAAATATGTGCTAAAACCCGTACCAGAAACTGTAGAAGAGGCGGATATTGTTGTAAACGCACCTGTGCCAGCGGTTGTAGCACCGATATTGAAGTTATTGATGGTACCTGCGGTACCTGACGTTAGCGTTATAGTACCTGCACCCGTTGTGGTGTAAGACTGGTTGTTTGTAGTGGTATTGTGGGTTATTGCCCCCGTAGCCGTCAGGGTCGTGAAAGATCCTGTGTTAGGAGCGGTACCACCAATAGCCGGAGGGGAGGCCAAATAAGTAGAGAACCCAGTACCGGATACAGTGCTAGAAGCACTCAGAGCTGTGAACGCGCCAGAGTTAGGTGTCGTAGAGCCTATCGCCGGGGGGTAGGCCAATGTATCCGTAGATACAGCCTTTTCAGCGGGATACGTCAGGAAGACGTTCTGAGAACCAGAAGCAAAGTTGGTAAGTGATCCACCGTTAGATGAAGCAAGTACCGTTGTACGGGTGAGCGTATTTCCAGCAGAAGCATAGGTACCAACACCTACTTCCCAGTTAGCCCCGTTCTGGTCAGCGACTGCGTAGTAACACGTATTACCATTACCTACCGCAGCAGAAAATGCTTGGTATCCTGTAACTGCACCAAGTAAAGTCACTGCCCCTGTACCGGGGCTAGTGCAAGTTTCTAATACGCGGTCCGCAAGAACTAGGGCCATCTAAGCCTCCTTAAGAAGTAGCGGTCGTGCTATACGTTACCGTTACTGTGTCACCAGCCGTAGTCGTCTTAGCTGTAGAAAAAAGACCTTCACTATAGAGCACCCCCGCTGTAGAGCTTTGCGTATTCACAGCACCGGTACCCGTAACAAGGAAGCATCCATAGACTGTACCACCAGCACCTGTGATCGTATAGGTAACAGCGGTAGCCGTAGATGTCGTAATGTTAGAAGGTGTTGTACCTGTAGAAGAAGACGCGCCGAATACCGCCGTACCACGAACCGCGGAGCCACCAACCGTATAGTTAGTAAATTCAGTCCATGTATGTGAAAGCATCGTATCCGCAGCTGCAGCCGTAAAGGTGTTGCTAATAAGCCCAAGGAAAGGACCTACAACCGTATAAGCGGAACCTCTAAGGAGGGTATCCAACATGAGCTGTTTACCAACAGCTACTACAAGGTTAGGAAACGCCTCTTCCCATTTGAGGTTGCCACTCTTATCACGGCACTCGACATGATAGTACCCGGAGATACCCATCGTCTCATCACCAACGACATTAGCTTGTAGCGTAGCTACCGCATGGTCGCCAAAATTAGAAAGCTCTTTGTGCATATTAAACTCCTATATAAATCGTATGACCGCGTTAGCTGCGTCATCTGTCGGGAACGTAACTGTAAAAGAATTGGAAGCAGTTTTATCTGATCCGAAATTTAATACGCAAACAGCCGCCCCAGTAGTCGCATTGTAGATTAGTCCTCCCCTACAGGTAAACCCAGCAGGGCTCCATGTAACCGATTGAAAGGAAAGATAAGCTACCTTCGCTATGTTATCCGAGGTTACAGGAATAATGGTCAGTGCCTGACCGCCAGTAGTGTACCCCGTACCGGTTACTTCATTCAACGAAGTATATGCCGTAGTCGTATTGTCGAGATTAGCCAGCGCCGTATAAAGCGCCAACTTGTACGTATAGGGGGACGTACCTGTAAAGTTCTCTAACTGACTCAAACAGTTCTGCTTGAAGATCGTAGTAAGTCCTTGAACGATCATGGATTAACCTGCTTGATTCTGGCTTGTCCATCCCTATAACTATCGCCACGTTCAAGACCTGTTCCAAGTCTATTCAGCTGAGATAGGGCCTCGTTGTACTTCTGCTCATAGTAACTAATGAGGTCCTGTTCCTGTTTCTGGAACAGCATAGCTTCACGCATAGCTCCGTAGAAAAGCACCGGATCATAGTTATCACCAAGCCAACTCGTACCTGTCGAATTAGATACAGCATCTACTGTAACAGAGAATCCAGACCCAGATGGGCCTATAGATGCACACGCTAGGACATCACCAACTACATAAAAGTTACCACCAAAAGTGATATTGCATGCCGTTACATTCTGTCCAGTCACCGTTATATCAGCGATAGCTCCATTACCTGAGCCTCCAGACAAAGCTACGTTTTGATATATCCCGTTGGTATAGAGGGACCCCGGTATAATAGAAGTAAGCGTAGTGATTTGACCTTGTACTATCGTAGGCGGATAGTAGAAATAGTGCATCTCTACTGTATACCCGGAATTTGGGACCGGAGCCATTATATAGCTCAACTCGTTAATGTTCCCGTACTGAGACCCAAACAAAGCGTAGTATCTAGGTACACCAGATTGCCCCGGATTAGGGAACGCTTCTCGCATAAAGTTAACATCTTTATTCAAAAGATAATTATAGTTTCCGGTAGAGTCTATAACTGCCAAAGAATACGTAGCTAAGTAATCATTAGGTAACGACAGATATTGATTACCCGCGGTAAGAGTACCGGTCACATTTTTACGCAGTGCAGGAATCTGCACAGAATTATAAATACGAGTTTCCGCCTCCTGAACAAATACAGGTATGTTGGCTTCAAAGAGAGATTCTGTACTCTCGGCGTAAGCCTGTATTGTGTTATAGAGGGTTTCGTAATTCATTATTCAGCGGACCCTTCTGTAGGTGGAGAAAGTTGTGTAGCCATTTGGATCTGAATCTTAATTACCAAGTCTCTAACCCTACCATGTGGTAGTTGATCCAGTCCTAACATCACGGCATTTATTTCGTCTAGCGTTAATCCTAGCGTGAATATTTTATCACTCATCCCATTGGTCCTCGGCATTTGGTCCCCTTAGTCGCAGCACCGTGTCCACGCATAGTGACTTCACCATTTGCGTTCACATCTGTATTAGCGCCGATACTAACCACAAGAGAAGGGGACTTAGAGTTCATCTTAGCCGCAATTGGATACCCTTCATTGCTGTACCGTTCGTGGCTCACTACTTTAGTGTAATCCACTTCTTTAAACCGACCTGCGTAAGCTTCAGCGGACTTGTTATCCTTAGCCATATTAACCTCCAGATTGGTTTTTAGCGCGTGCTAGATTACGCCCCAACTGTTTCATACTTAAAGACGTTACTCC